GGGGGGAGATTCTTTTTTTGCGGGTGGGTGTTTGGCGGGGGCGTGAGGGTAGAGGGAGTGTGTCTGGGGGGAGCGGATGGGAGGGCTACGAGGGGATGGACGGGGAGATCGTGAGGGATATGGAGACGGATGGGGCGTCGCGCTTTTGGGAAACGGTTCCCAAGGCGGGGCGTTTTTTTTGCGCTATTGTGGGGTTATAGGGTCTGAAAGCCCCAGAATTTGAATACCGGAGGTATAATTATGGCATTTGATTACGCAAAGGCATACCAGCAGTTCATTGACGAGGAGTTTGCGGCGGCCTCCGCTACCGCGTGGATGATCCCCGAGGCGGGGAAGGTCCGCTTCACGGGGGGCCGGGACATTGAGATCTCCACCCTGTCCACCACGGGTCTCGGCAACTATGACGCGGGCAAGGCCGACGGCTCCGCTTACCCGCAGGGCACCGTGACCAACAGCTGGAAAAGCTACACCCTGTCCATGGACCGCGGCGTGAAGTTCTCTCTGGACCGCACCGACCCCAACGACACCGGCTTTCTGGTCACCGCCGAGAACGTCATTCGCGAATTCGCCCGCAACGCCCTGGTGAAGGAGCAGGACACCTACCGCATCCACCGCCTGTACGAGCTGGCCAACGGCGACGCGGCCCACAATACCACCCACATCGTCTCCGCCGCTCTGACCAAGACCAACGCCATCGCCACCGTCAGCGGCCTGTTGCAGACCGTCCGTGACGACGCGGAGGAGATGGACGGCTATGTGGCCCTCATCAGCCACAAGCACAAGACCGCCTTTTTGGAGGCCGCCAACGGCACCTATCACGACATTTCCTTCGGCAACGCCGTGTCCATCAACGGCGTGACCTATGAGAACGTGATGATGCTGGACGATCTGCCCTGCGTGTTCGTGCCCCAGAGCCGCATGAAAACCGTCATCACCGTCCAGAGCGGCGACAGCGATCAGGGCGGCATCGTGGCGGGGGAGAACGCCAAGGACATCGCCTGTCTCATCACCCACTGCGAGACGCCGCTGGCCGTGAGCAAGCTGGACGCCATCAAGCAGTTTGGCCCTCAGGAGAACCAGCTGTTTGACGGCACTTCCATTCAGGCACGCTATCTCTACGATCTGTTCGTGCCCGGCAAGCGTCTGGCCTCTATCGGCGCTGTGGTGGCTCCCTGATGAGCGGCGCGGACAAGGCGGCCGCCATTCGGGAGAAGGCGGAGCGTCTGGCGGGCCGCAGTCTCGGTGAGAACGGGGACGCGCTGACGGAAATGGCCATGGAGCGGGCCTGCGCGTGGTGCGGACGGGAGGACATCCCGGAGGCCATGGAGCAGGCCGTGGCGGCGCTGCTCCTCGACATGGAGGGCCGGGAGGCCGCCGTGAAGAGCGTCACCCGGGGCGACACCTCCGTGACCTACGCCGTTGCCGACGGGCAGTCCGCCGCGCTGGCGGGGCTGGCCCCGTGGCGCAGGCTGGGGCGGCTGAAGGAGGGGTGAACCGTGACGGACAAAGCCTTGGCGGACATTCTCGCCCGGACATATACCCACTGTGTCACGGCGTTCCGTCCGCTGACGGAGGGTGAGGAGCGGCTCTGCGAGGCCGCTCCCTGCGCCCTGAGCCGCTCCGAGCACACCAGCGCCCCCACGCCGCCGTCCCTTTCCGCCGCTTGGCCGGAGGCGCTGTACCGGCTGACCCTGTACACCCGTCCGGAGCTGGCCTTTCAGCTGGGCGACCGGGTGGAGGTGACGGACGAGGGGGGAAGCGTCTGGATGGGGCGCGCCTCCGACAGCTTCCGGTATGACAGCCATTGCGTGACAGTGGTGGAGATCAGCCATGTGGCGGCCCCCGGCGGAACCCAGCAAAGCGGTTCCGCTGGGGAGAGGAGGAGCAGCGAAATGAGTGAGCTTTCGGCAGCAGCCGGAAGCGAGGGATATGCAGCTTGCTCCGACGACGGACAAGTCTCACGTGAGACAGGGAAGGAGGGGCAGGCGTGAAGACCGTTCAGGACAGCGTGGCGGCGTATTTGCAGGCGTGCACGGGCGTCCGCACCGTGGCGGACCGGACGAGAGCGCGGGGGGAATACCCCCTGCTGGCGGTATCCGTCCGGGAGGATGGGACGGTATTGGTGGACGGCGGACGGCAGGCGGAGCACACCTACCGGGTGACGGTCTCCGCCGCATCCGACCGGGAGCGGGAGGTCAACACCGCCCTGCTTTCCTCCCTGACGCCGGTTTTGCTCCGGGGCGTTCCCATGGGGGAGCGGACGCTGCACCCATTGGAACTGAAAACCGAGGGCGAGACGCTGACGTTCACGGTGGAACTCTGCGTACCGCTGGCCCAGCCGGAGAAGCCCGCCATGGAGCCGCCGGGACGCATGGCGACTCTCAATTTGGACATTTGACAAGGAAATCTTTGAAATTTGGAGGTATTTATGGGTCTTCCTGAAATTTTTATCAGCTTTCAGACGGCGGCTGTGTCCGCCATCACCCGTTCCGCCCGGGGCGTGCTGGCGGTGGCGGTGAAGGACGCCACCGAGGGCGGCGCGGCAGAGGCCGCGTACAAAAGTCTGGCGGAGGTGCCGGAGGACAAGTTCTCCCCCGAGAACTACCGTCTGCTGAAGCTGGCCTTTTTAGCCGCGCCCACCAAGGTCTGGGTGCTGCGTGTGGGCGAGGACGCCGAGAAAACCTATCAGGCGCTGGAGCGTCTGCGCTTTGACTGGCTGGCCGCCCCCGGTCTGGAGGATGCGAGGGTGATGTCCTTCATCAAGACCCTCCGAAACGGCGGACGGGGCGTGAAGGCCGTGGTCGCCAACGCCACGGCCCCCGACTGCGAGGGCATCGTGAACCTGTGCGTATCCGGCCTGACGCTGGAGGACGGCGCGATGGAGGCAAAGGATTACGCCGTCCGTGTGGCGGCGCTGCTGGCGGCGCTGCCCCTGACCCGCTCCGCCACCTACGTCAATCTGCCGGAGGTGGTGGGCTGCGACGCGCTGGCCGAGCCGGACGAGGCCGTGGACGCAGGCAAGCTCATCATCGTCCCCGGCCGGGAGGGTTACCGTCTGGGCCGCGCGGTGAACTCCCTGACCACGCTGACCCCGGACAAGGCCGCACCCTTCCAGAAGATCAAGATCGTGGAGGGCATCGACCTGATCCGCGGGGACATCGCCAAGGCCTTCGAGAGCGGCTATGTGGGCAAGGTGCTCAACGATTACGACAACAAGCTGCTTCTGGTGACGGCCATCAACGCCTATCTCAAGGGGCTGGAGGGGGATGTGCTGGACAAGACCGCCGACAACCGGTGCTTTGTGTCTCTGTCCGGGCAGAGAAGCTATCTGGAATCCAGAGGAACCGACACCTCCGAGATGAAGGACACCGACATTCTGAAAGCCAACACCGGCAGTCAGGTGTTTTTGGAGGCCAAGCTGACCTTCTGCGACGCCATGGAGGATCTGGCGCTGGTCATCTCCATGTAATAACCATCGGGCGAACGTGAAATAGGAGGAATGTATGAGTAATTTACAGGCAAACCGCACCCTCTCCGGCTCCTTTGCCGAGGTCTGGGTGGACGGCGCGCGCATCGCCGAGCTGTCCCAGCTGACGCTGACCGTCAAGGTACAGCGGGAGAAAGTCCAGTTCGGCATGGACGTGGATTCCAAGATCACCGGCTACGCCGGAGAGGGCACCATGACCCTCAAACAGGTCTACACCCGGTTCTACGAGGTGCTGGAACAGGCCAAGCGGGGCCTTGACAAGCGCTGCACCATCACCACCGCTCTGAAAGACCCGGACGCCGCCGACGGCGGCGAGGAGCGGTACAGCATCGACAACGTGGCGTTTACCGAACTGCCCTTCATGAACTACAAGATGGGCGAGGTGAACCAGCAGAAGCTGCCCTTTACCTTCCGGCCCTCCGATCTGGTGTGCCTGGACAGCATCCGGGCCGCTGACTGATGGCGCTGGCGGACGTCCTGCGGGAGCGTGTCTCCCGCAGGGGCCGCACCGCTGAGGTGGCGTGCGGTCTGCTGGGGACGGTGACGGTGGAGGCCCTGCCGCCCAGAGAGTGCGCCGCCCTCGGACTGCGGGACGGCGGGCGGGCGCTGCTTTACGC